AAAAAAACCCTTATAAATCAACGATTTAGGGTGTGTCTAAAGTATTGAAAAATAAGGGTTTTAAAAGATTAAATGTAGTAAAATTACTCTTTTTTCATGAAATTATCATCCCAATTGAATGCTTCTTTTACTAAATTGCCAGTAAATCCTTTGTACTTATTATTGACTTTTTTGTTTACAACTGCTACTAAAAACTCTGCCTCTTCAGCAGATAGACCTTCTAACATTTGAACAAAAATGACTTCTCTTTTGTTTTGTGATAATGTATTGTCACCACCTTTTGTGAAAAGATATAGTCTTTTTGCTTCTTGTTGTAAAATAGTATGCTCTGTTCCTACAGGAGCGTCATTTGCTTCATATGGAATGTCATCACCTTTTGGTAATAACCATTCTATATTAGGGTCGAAAGCACCTTTTAAAACTTGTCTTAAAGCTACTGAATCGTGGTCTTTCAATACTTTTAATTTTCTAGGTTTATCTTTTGCGTTATTTACTTTAGTAGCAATCTCACTCATTAGAGGTGGTACAGCTCTGCCAGCTTCTGCCATTGCTTGCATTCCTCTTCTGTTTGATAATGCTGGGTGTGATTGTGTTGGTTCTTGTGGCAAGCCTTCTTGACTTGCAATTGAGCCATCTGGGTTTCTTCTTATTATAACCATTTTCTTCTCCTTAACAGTTCTTTCGAAGTCTAAAATTCATCAATGACTTCGATTAAAGTTTTAAGTTTTTTGTTTATAAAGTAACCGAGTATTTTATCTCTACTTGCTACTTTGACATTCAAAAACTCATTATTAATTTTCTCCTCAAGTTCTTGAGGTATACAACTTAAATCAATTAGTTTTCGATTTCGATTGTAATTCTTTTGTTCTTCTTCGGTAAAGGTCATAAAAACTTCCTCTACCCAACTATTTATCTTCTTTTTGCTTAGAGGTCTTTGCCTTCTACCTTCAACAAACACATTATCATCTGATAATATATTAGGTATACCATCACTTCGGTCACCTTTTAATATATGCTCTTTAATATATAGACTCGGTTCTTCACCCTTACCTACAAATTTATTTAGTACAGGATTGTATTGTTTGACATATCTATCGTGTAACTGTATAAAATCTTTATCGCCTGATAATATTAATACATTTTTTTTATGTTCAGGTGCAACAATTCTTTTTGTTTTTTTTATTAGTGTAGCAATTATATCATCAGCTTCTGCCGTTTCAATTTCAATTACTTTGTATGGTAAAAATGTTTTAATCTCGTCTTTAATATTATGTAACATAGAAAATATAGCATCCCAATCGTGTTCAGATTTTGCTCTATTTGCTTTTCTGCCTGCTTTGTAATTAGGAAATATCTCTCGTCTCCATACATTCTTACTATCACAAGCGATAACCATTTCGCCGTATTCTTTTCTAAATTTTTTATTGTGGGCACGAAGCGAATTTAGAACCATGTGTCTAACAAGTTCTTCATTTAAATCAACTCTATTTCTACCACTAATTTGAACCATTAGATTCGATATCATTATTTGATTGATGTCAACTATAATCATTGTATAAATGCCTTTAATATTCCTGTAAACAATAAAGTTGCTAAGGCACCATTTAATAATATCAATGCCCTATCATGCCATAGATATCCAACCCAAAACCAACCTAATGTTCCTATAAAACTAAAATATAAATCAAATGTATGAAAACCACCAGCTGCCCTAAAACAAACTGCAAGGAGTATGAATACACTTGCAACCCATTTAACATACCATGATAAGTCAAATTTAGGGGTAATCTTTTTAAATACTCTGGTAGAGTTTAGTGCTTTGATTTTGTCGTCTAACTTCTCTTTGTATGTCATAATAATATTATATCAGGTTATTAGCCTAATGTCAAGCATTAATCCAATTTAATATCTGGATCAAATTGTATATCTAGTTCTTGTTGTCTTTTATCTTCTTCTTCTTTATTTTCTCTTTGTTTTTTAGTCATAAGTTTACTATAATTTAAATCGGTAACTTTTCTACCGTCTTTAAGTGTATGAATTTTGGCAATAGAATCAGCAATAGTCTGCATTGGATGTTTTCTACCAAAGTCTCTTTTAAGTAACGATTTGATAGACTCAATCACTATAGCTAAATCTCTTAAAAAGAGGTCAGTTTTTGTATCAACTACATTTTCTTGAAGCACATGAATAATATCTAAAATCAAACTCTCAGTTATTTGCTCAACAAACTTATCTTCTTTTATTTGTCTTGCTTCTTCCTCTGATAGTTCAGGTCTTATAGGATCATTGTTATAAACAACTCTGTGTGCTGGAAATTTAATTAATTTACCCATTTATTGGTTCTAACTCCTCTTGTAGTTTTTCTGATTCAGTTTTTTCTAGTCGTTCTTGTTTTGCTCTTCTTGATTCTTTGAGACCGATGTTAAGTAGTTCTTCCTCTTTGGCTTGTTCCTCGTGAAAGTACTTTATCTTTTTTTCTTTTGTAGTTCTCTTTTTATCCATGAGACTGCTTGATATGATGTAGGTTTTCTAGTGACCATTCTTCGTATTGCTTTATATACAGTAGGGTTTACATCATCAGCGACTTTATTATTATCTACTATAATAAAATTACTTGTGCCGAATATTCTTTGTAATTTACCTATGTTTTGCTGTACTTGTTTATGATTTGATATAACAATAGCGTCTGGTACTTTTCTTGCTCTCATCTGATTTCTTTTGAGAGCGACTTCTAAACTTGTATTTACAAACACCATATGTACATCATAACCGATATGTTTCATTGTGTTTGCTTCTTGTTCTATTCTTGAAACATCCCTTGCTGTGCTGTCTAATATGAGACCTAAACGACCTTCTAATGCAAGTTTTAACTGTACACCAGTTCTTGCTTTTGCTTTTGTTCGTATCTCATCACGCCTTGCAATTTCTTTAGCATCCTGTGTTGCCATATTTAATGACATCTTTTCTTTTTCTAAAGCTCTAGAAAATGCATTATCACTATTGATAACTTTTAATCCCATGCCTGATAATGTTCTTTCAGATACCCATGATTTACCTGAACCAGGACCACCTGCTAGAAAGAATGCTTTGAATATATTTGGATCATACACACCTTCGGTAATGTACTTTTGAAAATCAATCATACTACTATTTATATATTTGTGTTAAATTTTTTCACCTTTAAAATTTATCTTACCTTCATTCATAAAGTGTTCTTTTAACTCGTTATAACCACCTATATGTGTGCCATTCATGACAATTTGTGGTATAGTTCTAACTTGCTTTCCTAATACTTTATATAATTCATCAATAGATAAATCTTTGGTCACAATCTTTTCCTCATACTCTAGGCCAAGAGTCTTTAGTAAATACTTGGCCTTTTCGCAATAAGTACAGCTTGGTTTACTGTAAACTGTAATCATTTATAGAACCTCCTCGATGGCATTTTCTGCCAGTTCATCTATGTCAACATCATTATTTGCATTTTCAGCAATATATTTTGCTAATCTGTTGGCGTCACCAACACCCATTTTTAAACCAATATAAACTCTATATTGACCAACTGGTGTTTCATATACTGCTTTCTCCCATGTTTCGTAACCTTGAACCATAGTCTTTGCAATAACATTGACAATTGTGCTTTCAATTTTTGAAGCAACTTCTTTGTTGGTATTTGAACCAATCTCTGTAATATATAGTTCACTTCTTTGATTCATTTCACCTTGCAATTGGTCAGCAAGAGCTGCTTTTGCAATTAGTGTTGCTTTCTCAATCGCTAACTGTAAATCAGGACTTGTTCCTTGACCTACAGCATAGATATATTTGTCTGCATCCCTATTTAGTATGAGACCATCATCTATTTGGGCGTCAATATACCATTGTGGTACTTCGTTTAATAGACGACCATCTTTCATGTTTGCTTCTTCTTTAACTTTATATGTCTGACTACAATTTGCCAGAGTTAAAGCCATTAAAGAAATTAATATAACTTTCATCATGTATTTACTCCTTCACTTCCGTTATAACATTGTGACCTATTTCTAAGATTTTTGCTAAATTAATAATCTCAGTAAAATCATTCCAATGAATTGTTAAAACAACTATACAAGTTATTATAACTAATAATTTATACATTATTTGTTCACTTCCCAAACACCGTTTTCATCTAAACAAATCATCCCTGGTGTTTTAAAAGGATGGTCTGGTCTTGCATACTGCCTACAATAAGCAGGAGTAGTTAAGTCTGCATAATAAAATTGGGCAAATAGTTCCCAATAGTTAGGTCCGTCATATCCGTCTTGACATTCCATTACTTCTTCTTTTGTTGTCTCTGTTATTAAACATTGACTATCTAAACATTTTTCTTTAATTATAACTTTTATCATGCAAGGATTTTCATTTAACCATTTTGATTTCTCACCTGCAAGTGCATAATTACATATCAATAAAAATGTTATCATTAATAACATTGAATATATCATTGGTCTCCAAGGGTCTTGCATTATGAATTTGTACTTTCTGTTATCTTCCAACGACCATCTGGTAATTGGCATACTGTTCCTGTTTCGCTTTCTCTTGATATACCATTCATTGGCCAAGAGTGTTCGATACTAATAACTGACTCGTAATCTCTACATCTGAAATTATGATTTACATAAGTTCTATTGATTGTTATAGAACCCCAATTACCATTAGCAGAATTACCCCAATTTGTATGGGATCTTTTGCCTGGTGCTGTGTTTAGTGTATCTACAAATATTGCTGTGTGTGTATTCATATCAGTTTGATAAAACATTGCCGAACCCCACATGGCACCTATCACAGTACAGGCAGCCGTTAGTTCAATATTTGTATTCAATAAAGCTCTACAAGTTGTATATCCTGTAACTGCACCGACACCAGTTCCCATATGTGTTGCAACCTGTTTTTGGCTACACCCAATTGTGAATAGTGTTAATAGTATTAATAAAATTTTATTCATCTTTATTATCTTCTTTTTTATCACTTAATAACTTCCAAAAATTATTTAATGCCTTTAGTTCACCAATAGGTGTTGGTAATATTTGTTTATTACTACAACCTGTTAATAATATTAATAATACTAATACTCTAATCATCTACCTATATCCTTAATACCACTTTTAGGTATGACTTGATATGCACCTTTATTGTAAGCAGGTGCAACTGTAAATTTTTTAGATTCTTCTAATCGCCAATTGTTATGAGGTTTAGTACCACCTACTTTTGTGGGAACTCTATCAGTAGAAATAGAATGCCTTATTGTCTGAGTAACAAGAGGCTTGCCTACTTCCCACCAGTTAGGAATAACTCTGAAATTTCTTTTACTAATTTTTCTATCTGGATCAATACCTAGACTAATTAAATATTTTCTGTGTTTTTTTCTTGCCTCTAATAATTCAGGTGTTAGAGGTAACTTGTTTCGTTTTTTCTTCTTAAATGATGTATAATATAAACTCATAATATCTCTTATTATATACTAAAATGATGAATTAGTCAAGCTGTCTGTAAACTTTGGCATAAAATCGTGTTTAAAAAACTGTCTGCCATTCCACTTTTGACCGTAATCTGTATATAAACTGTCATCATCTGGATAACCAGTTTTACCATATACATCACCATAAGTGGCATAGTACTCTGAACCGACTATCATATCGACACCAGAGTCACCAGTAAAATTACTAGCAGTTTCTTTATAATTCTTATCACAGAATGCCTTGACTTTTTCTTTTAGTTCTTTAGAATTTAATCTCTTTAATTGAGATAATGGTACATTTCTAAAAATGGTACTGTGAGATTTGAAATAAGGGTCATATCTTTCTTCGAAATCTTTATACTCTCTCCAGTATGTTAAATGTATTGTACCTTCTTTACTCATTACAGTCCTTGTTTTTATATTCATCTGATTGTAGAGCACATTTATATGTCTTATCAGTTTTAGCTCTTAACTCTGCTGAGATACTATCTAATATAGATGGTAAATGTTTCTCAAAAGCAGATATCATTTCTAGAGAAAACATATGAGCAATTCTTTGCAACTCTGCCTCGAAAACAGAGCTATCAACTGAGTTGCCTTGTATTTCTGTTTGAATAACATGACCTATAACTGCCTTGTTATAGTCATTAGCCATGGCAGAAGAAAACCAAAAGAATAATCCCCATGCCCAAACACATATTATAATTAAAAATGTTTTCACTAATAACCTCCGTTTAGTTCGTATGAAGCCCAACCACATTCCATAAGGTTAGACAAGTAAACTTTTTGTATTGTTGCATTAGGTTTAATTCTATCAAATTTTGCAACAACGCTTCTTAAATTATAAGCTCTTATTTTTTTTTCTGATATTTTGCCCCAAGCGGACTTGTAAATTACTAAAAATTCATGTTTATCTATTTTCATAATGTAGTTCCTTTTCAATTTCTTTATCAATTAAATTTTCAGATATAACTTCAAATAAAGTTTTACCTTTTGAGAAAAGTTTAGTTTTTGCAATAGCAATTCTTTTCTCTAAATTAACAAGACTTATTTCTTGTTCTTTCATAGTGTTTTTTTTCATAATATACATATACTATATCAGAGTTTAGGACATAATGCAAGCATTATTCCAATAAAAATGGACTAAAAAAAGGTAGTAAAATCAAGAGTTTAGAGAGTTATTTAGAATAATTCTAATGTGTTTCAGTATGTGAAACGATATAGAGACACCTAGGGCGTTAAAAATGAGTGAGTTTGTTCTACTTTTGTTCTTCTTTATGCCAACGACTCAATCTGCCTCTAAAGTAGTGTTTTGAGGGTTCATATCTATTAGATACATTATCATACCACCACCTTGAGAAAGAATTGAGCATAGTTTTAAACTGTGCCATCTTCTTCGCCCTAGTGTTGAAGTTTGAGATATCAAATCAAATTTCGGATTTAAGTATTGCTTTTCAGCGTTACTCATTCCTATTTAGACAAATTAATTTTTTGATATTTTTTTGAGCGACTCTTTGAGAATATCAGAGCCACCGATACGAACATTGATAATACCATTGTAGTAATCATCATTCTCTAAAACTTTTCTTTCAAATTGTTCTCTTGCCTCTAGATAACTTGCAACGCCTCTGCTCGGACAATAATGTAATATTTCTCGGGTAAATCTATGTTCACCCCATTTAAGGACATCATCATTTAGGTGAGAAGAAGAACCCCAATAAGTTTTCCAATCACTTTCCTTTGTGCCTCGTCTTTTGTTCTTTCGACCTTTAAGTGGTTTCTTTGTAGTTTTGAATTTTGCTAACTTCTTACCGACATACATTTTGTGATTTACTAGATTTGTTATCAGATAAACAAAAGCTTCACAATCTTCTGGAAGTTCTTCGACTACTTTATCATTATAGGTCCAGTTAGTCCCAGTTTTCATCAATGTCCGTTACCGTTTCTTCAACTTCTTCGTGTTCTTCACCACAAAATGGACAAAATTGTTCTATATAATCTTCAGGCAAATCATGTTTTACTATGTAAGTTGCCGAACAGTTATCACATACTGTTTTTAAATTAGGGTTTTTGGTCATAGTTTAAATCCTTTAAATGTCTCTTTCTCCACATCTTGTTTAATACCACCAACAACATAACTTTCTATCTCAGTCTCTTGTGGTGCATTTTGTAATCCTCGACTATTCAACCAATGAGTAGTCCAAGGTAGTGGATTATTATTTGTAGGTTGGTCATATGGTCCTTTTAGACCAATTGCCTTCATTCTCTTATTTGCCATAAATTCTACATACTGATTAAGTAATATATCGTTTAGGCCAATCATAGAGCCGTGATTAAACAAATACTTTGCCCAATCTTTTTCTTGTTGAACAGCTATATCATACATTTCATAAACAAGTGGTTCACATTCGTTCATAATATCTAACATCTCTTTATCATTTTCATTTCTACGATAGTTATTTATGATGTTTTGTGATACTGCAAGATGTAAATTTTCGTCTCTAGCAATTAGAGATATAATCTTAGCAGAACCTTCCATAAGTTTCAATTCACCAAATGCAAATGAACAAGCAAATGAAACATAAAATCTTATACCTTCTAATATGTTTACATTAATAAGAGTAAGATATAAGAGTTTCTTCATTTCTCTCATTGTGCCTTTACCATTTAAGTGATATTGATGAGCATATGTAATAAATTTATCATAAGCTTCAGTTACAGTTTTTGCTCTATCCATAATCTCTGGTGTATCAATAATAGTATCTAACACAGCTGTTGGGTCTGAATAAACATTCTTCATTATGTAGGTGTAAGAGCGACTATGTATTGTTTCACTAAAGTCCCATGCAACTAACATAGATTCTAATTCAGGTAAACTACAAAATGGTAAGAATGCCAAACACGGCCCACGACCTTGTACACTATCTAATAATGTTTGATATTTTAGATTAGATGTAAAGATGTGTTTCTGTTCATCTGATAGTTGTTGAAAATCGTTTCTATCTTTTTGTAAAGATACTTCTTCTGGTCGCCAAAAGAAACCTAATTGTTGTTGATTTAACTTTTCAAAAACAGGATATTTCTGTTGGTCATATCTTTGTGTATTTGGTTCTGCACCAAAAAACATAGGTTGTTTTAGCCAATCTACTTTGTCTGTATTAAATGTTTTCATTATATTGCACACGCCTCACAGTATTCTTGATAATCTTCATCTGATTTAAATTCCTCTCTAGGTTTCATATCATCTTTTACACCATCATGCCACCCAACTGGATGAGCAGGTTCATCTATATCTGCTTTTGCGTCATATGTGTTTTGATAATATGAAGTTTTCCAACCTAACTTATATGTAGTCAATAAGTCATTTGCCATTACCGAAGTCGGCACCTCGCCGTCGGTATAATTTTCTGGATTGTAACTCCAGTTTCCACTTATTGCCTGGTCAAAATATTTCTGCATAACAGAAATAGCATTAATGTAACCTTCGTTACTTTTCATGTCCCATAATAATGTGTAGAAATTCTTTAGTCTGTTGTAGTCTGGAACTATTTGTTTGAGTGTTCCTTTTTTACTTTTTTTAATCGAAAGAAAATCACGAGGCGGTTCAACACCGTTCGTGGCATTTGAGACAACTGAACTACTTTCTGACGGCATTTGAGCAGAGAGGGTACTGTGTCGTAATCCGTTCTCTTTGATATCTTTTCTAAGAGTATTCCAATCATAACTTAATTTCCTTTTGACTAAAGTGTCAACATCTTTTTTGTATGAATCTATTGGCAGAATGCCATCGCTATATTTAGTCTTATCAAAGTATTCACAGGCACCTCGTTCTTTAGCCAAAGTATTACTTGCTTTCAATAGATAATATTGAAATGCCTCTGTAATTTCATCAACTAGTTTCCATGCCTCTTTATCATCATACTTAACTTTGTTCTTTGCAAGAAAATGAGCAAGACCGATATAACCTATACCTAAACTTCTTCTTGCAAGTGTAGATTTCTTTGCAGCTTCTACTGGATATTCTTGATAATCAATTATTTCTTCTAATGCTCTTACTGATAAATCACATAAGTCCTCTAAATCTTCTTTATCTTTTATAAGACCTAAATTAATAGCAGATAGAATACATAAAGCAATTTCACCATCAGGATCATCTATGTGTTTTATAGGTGTTGTTGGTAGTGTAATTTCTTGACATAGATTAGACATATAGACTTTATCTTTGAAAGATGAATGAGTATTACAATGGTCTATATTCATAATATAGATACGACCTGTTTCTGCTCTTTCTTTAAGTAAGTCCATGAATAGAGTTTGAGCTCTAATTTTCTTTTTACTGATTGATGTTTTTCTTTCATACTTTTCATACATCTCATCAAACTCTGGCATACCAAATGCTTCATATAAACCAGGTGCTTCATGTGGTGAAAATAAAGTTATATCTTCATCTTTAATAAATCTTTCATAAAATAGTTTAGATATTTGTATAGAGTAATCAAGTTTTCTAACTCTATTGTCATCTGTGCCTTTGTTATTTTTAAGAACTAATATATCTTCTATTTCTTGGTGCCAGATTGGGAAGTGAACTGTTGCTGAACCTCCTCTAACTCCGTTTTGTGTACAACACCTAACCGTTGCTTCAAATTTTTTAAGGAAAGGAATGACACCAGTATGTTGTATCTCACCTCCACGAATTTTCGAATTGATTCCTCTAATTCTTCCTGCATTGATTCCGATACCTGCTCTTTGGGCAACATAACGACCAATAGCCATATCGGAACTAAAGATACTAGGAAGAGTGTCATCGCTATCAACCAATACACAACTCGCAAACTGCCTAAGAGGAGTACGAACACCAGCCATAACAGGCGTGGGAATATTAATTTTAAATCTACTGATTGCGTCATAGTATTTTTTGACATATTGTAACCTACTTTCTGTTGGGTACTTTGCAAATAATGTAGCAGATATCATCATATACATAAATTGTGGTGTTTCAAAAATCTCACCATTACTTCTATCTTGTACTAGGTACTTATCCATGACTTGTCTTAATCCTGCATAAGTAAAACTGTAATCTCTTTCATGGTCAATCCACATACCCATTCTATCAATCTCTGCTTCGGTATAATTTTCTAATATACCTTTGTCATATAATCCCATATCAACAAGACTTTTAATGTGGTCTATAAACTTTGGGTGTTCCCATAATCTATGAAATAATTTTTTACGAAGTGAAAATAATAACAATCTAGCTGCAACATACTGATAATTAGGACTATCTAAACTAATCAAATCATTTGCTGATTTAATTAATATTTGTTGTATATCCTCTGTTGATATCTTATCGAAGAATTGTAAACCACTATTCATTTCAACATGAGAAGCACTAACACCTGCAATACCTTCGGTTGCAAAACCAACCATTGAATGAATCTTGTCAATATTCAAGGACTCGAAGCCCCTACCGTTTCTTTTTGTTACATTTATTTCTTCGTTAGAGGTCATGTGTTAAATCCTTTTCCAGTTGTTGATATGTTGTAGTGCTGTAAGTCCGCTGTATGTGTTATTACTTATAATAGTTTGTATCTCTGCTGATGTCTTTCCTGAAATTATTATATCATTAATATCTTTATATTTCAATGTCTTTGGCCATACAACCAAATTAAATTTTTTATCAACAGCTTTTATCATACGGTTTATAATCTCTTGATTGCGTGGTTCATTATCGAATATCATAGTGCATTGTTCATGATTAATTTTTATATCTGCGTCAGCACCTGCAAGTGCGACAGCATTGTCTAAGAATAAACTATCAATAGGTCCTTCAGTAATCATCACAGGTTTATTTAAATTTAATCTATCAAGACCATATATCTTTTGTTTTGTTTCATCAAACTTAATTGTAATGTACTTTGGTTGTTCTTTACCAAATGCACGACCTTGAAAAGCAAAGAAGTTACCTGTTCTATCATAGAAAGGTATTACAACTCTAGGATGGTCGTCTCTTAAACTAGGAAACTTATTAGGTATAATACTATTAGTCCATTCATAAAATTTAGGACATAGATAAAACTTATCCCAATGTTCTTTAGGTATTAATCTTTTATATACAAATTGTCTTGCTGGGTGTGTCTGTACTAACTTATCAAAACTCACTAACTCATCTAATGTTCTTTCGTGAGCAGTTTTTTTCTTTAACAATTTAGATGGTGTAAAATCAAATTCTGGTTTTTCTTCTTGTACTTTACCATCTTTAAATCTTTCAAAGACATATTCTTTGTGCATAGTAGGATCTAAAAATTTAATTAGATTGCCTAGTGTCTGCCCCATGCCACAATTATGGCATTTGAAAAACATATCAGATTTTTTACGATAGACAAAACCTCTGGCCTTTGATGATGATTTTTTAGAATCACCACAATGTGGACACCTAAAGTTATATAAGTAATCTGATTTTCTTTTAAATTTTTCTAATCTTGTTGAGAGAAGATTGAGGAACTTGATATCAATATAAGAGGACATATGTACACATTATAACAGGTCCATATGGTAAAGTCAAGCACTTAAAACATATTAAATAATACACTATCAGGATTAGACATCATGAGTCCAATAATAATGGATCCGCCAATAATAACCCAACGCCATTTCTCTAATACACCAACTCTTTCAGATAATTGAGTTCTTACCATTCGTATTTCATCTAACATTTTGTTTTCAGATTGTATTTGAAATTCTCTTAGTTCTCTACTATTAGTGGTTATTCTGGAGTGTAATTCTTTGAGGTCATTATCCCATTCTTTTCTTCGGGATTCTAAAGTAATAAAGATATCATCATCTGTCTGCTCTGCTCTTGTTAGTTTCTGTTCTTGTTGAGCAATCATACCTTTTAATGATATGGTAATTTCAGTAAGTTTATCTACAGCAACTTCAAGTCTTTGATGAATGAGCTCACCAGTCTTAGCGTCTTTCTTTAATAATGCTATATCTGTTTTAAGTTTTTCTAGGTCTGACATGCTTATATTTATTCTTATTCTGCTTCATAGTATTCTTTATAAGATAATATAATTTGTCTTTGTTCAGCTAATTTATTTCGTATATCTGCAAAGTTAAGTGCTAACTTTTCATAACCTGTATCAGTTAATGCAAACAAAGCATAGTCGCCATTCTTATCATTTTTTACTTTTTCAAAAACTTCTTCAGCGTTATCTTTTGTAATAATAATCCAATCAATGTCTTGCAATTCTAAAGGAGCAGGATCCTCTATTGCTAAAGGTTCTCTTTTCTTTTCTATACTATAAGTTTGTATCGTCTTTACACCAGCAGCGCAACTACTCAGTAGTATTGCTATCAGGCCAAAAACTAGGACATTCCCTATTTGGCGCACCATTTAACTCCTCCTCTGTTAGTGGACTACCAGACGCAATCTCCATACATCTAGCAGCACTATCACTTGCTTTGTTTATAATCTTTTCTACAAGACCAGGTTTGTTTTCTGCAAGATTACCAATATCATGCTTACCTAATCTTTTATTCAATGCGTCTCTATCTGCTTGTAATTTAGCATTGACTTCTTCTATTTGTTTTATTGTACTTCTTATTTTTTTCAAGTCTTTTGTTTGTTGTTCAATAACTTGATTACTCTCTTGTACAGCTGTCTCTAATTTAATCTGATTTGTTTTAAGTACAGCATTATCTTTTTGTAATTTGTTTACATACAGATATCCACCACCTGCACCTGCTAACATTACTAATACTAAACCTATTTTTAAACTACTAAACATTATTTTTTCTCTAATTTTTTAATTCGTTTTTCTAAATCGTCAATCTTCTTTGTTATTTTAGGATACTTTTTTCGCCATGCTTCTGGATCATTTTGCAACCATGTCCAACCCCAACGATTTACTAGATATTCTAATGTACGGTCAAACTTTGCTACACCCCATGTTGCCATTTTTGTATCTTTAAACCAAAACAAAAATGCAGCGCCAAGTAATGAACCTGCGATGGCAGTATAAATCCATAATCTATCTGTAGCCATGCTTTCAATCATTTCCCACATTATTTTTTAATCTCCTTTTTACACAATTCATAGTAAGTACCCATAGAGTGGTCAGAAA